GTGCGGACGAGTTTTGGTTCCTGTAATAAAATGTCCGTTAATTCAGTAACAACCCGGTTAAAATCATTTAACGTCATTGCGGCCGCCTGTTCGTATGTAATGCCACAAAATATCTCAACCATTTTAACTTGAATAAAACGCTCCGAATTTTTATCATCAACGTTAGTATTTAAAACGCGATCATATTTTTGGTATTCGCGTAATGTTATATCCTCCAGGCCTTGCGGCATTTGTATTTTTATTTTCATATTGTTATAACGTTTGTTTTAAAAAAGTTTTTAAAAATAGACAAAAAAAAGGGTTGCGCATGCAACCCCTTTTAATTTGGTATTTTATTTAATCTCTCATTTTATTTGTGTTTTTAATTTTGTTACTAAATTTTTATGATCCTGTTTTATGCGCTTTTGTTCGTCTGAATATGCCTTGTTTGTAAATTGAAAAATTGCCGGCAAATCCTTATATAATTCATAAGCGTTAATTTCAAAATCTAAATTTTCGCCTTCGTTAGTTGTTGCGCTTAAATATACCGTCCCGTCCGAGCCGGCTATTGTTGTAAAATTGTTTAAGTAAAAATCCATAATTGTTTATTTAATGTTATATATAATTGTACGGGCCTCACATTCCAGGTCCTCCCATTTTCTCCATTTTTTAATATCGGCCTCGTCTATTGCCTGGGCTTTCATTTTTTGGCAATGCCTAATTTTGTCTTTTAAATCATCGAGTTGTGTTCTATTGTTTCTCATAATAAGTGTGTTTTAATAATTAAATAAATTGTTGTTAGTAATAATCCAACGTAACTCCAAAACGCCATTTTATAAGCGCTTTCATTTTTTGGGTTTTCCATTGGTTGCTTTTTTAATTTGTATTATTGCCGTGCAAATATCCAACGCTTGCCACTCGGTCGGCTTAAGTTTCTCGTGTTTACTCCAAAGGCGGCTTTGGTAATCCTGTAAATGTTCGAGGTCCCATAACATAAATACCTCCCACATAAACGCGTTAGCGCTTGATCGTATAAAATTTGTGTATTGATTTTGTTTCATTGTTTATTATTTTTAAATTATTCGGCAAAATATGAACCATCCGCTTTTACATAAAAAGCTTGACTTCCCTTTTCTACTAAAACCAAGTCCCCGGTTTTGTAAACATATTCAAATCCTTTATTTTCTAATCTTGTAATTGTACTTTTTTGTTGTGATGTCATTGTTTTATTGTTTATTATTATACTGCTAATATACAAACATTTGTTAATATACCAAACTTTTTTTTAATTTTTTTTATTTTTTTTTATAGCATATCCGCCTCCGAACACGCCCCGCAACAATACGGGCCTTTGTGTATAGGTTTATCGCAATATCTGCAATTGTTCTCGGGTTCATTCCAACCCCTGTAATTGTGCTCTTGTTCTACTAACCAATCGTCGTAATTCATAATTTTAATCTTAATTGTTGTTTATGTTGTTGTATTCGTTTTATTGCTGCGGCATAATAGCCGGGATCTGTTTCGCACGCCGTTAATTGATGGCCCAAATTGTGACAAGCAATAGCAATCGAACCGCTCCCCAAATGCGTATCCAAAATTTTATCGCCCGGGTTCGCGTAATTCATTATTAACCATTCGTATAATTTTATTGGTTTTTCTGTTGGGTGTATTCTTGGCGTGCCGTTGTTAGCATTGGCGCCAACCCAACTAACCTTATATTTACGTAACGCACGTTTAAAACTTGTAAACGCTAACTCGCCATCACTAAAATCATTTGAACCCGTACCTTTATCCCAAAATATCCAACCGCTCGAACCTGGCAAAAATTCCGTCATATAATTAGCGCCAAATATAATTTGATTTTTGCTTACCCTAAACAATTCATCAAAATAATTTTGGTTTGGTACGTTCGCATCCCACTCACTCGATCCCCGGTCAATTTTATTTTTGCCGTTGCCCAAAGTCATTTTTGTTACGTTAATACCATACGGGGGGTCCACAATAGCCAAATCAAAATAATTATCCGGGTAACGTTGCATTAACTGCATATTATCCTCGTTTGTTATTTTCATTGTTTAGTATTGTTTCAATACGGTTATTAATTTTTGTTTCAATTACCTCAACAATTCGTAAACGCAAATCCCATCTTGCCGGCTCGGATTCTAATAATAAAAGTTTTATTGCCC